AAGATTAATTTATCCGCTATGTCCGAATGCTTTTGATCTCTTTCTCTAATGATTCCGTCTTTAACAGTTATTAAACTCATATGGTTCGATTATATCACTCTTTGGATATCTCTCCAGATCTAATACCCTTTTTCATGTGGCAAGACCTACATAGGGTAATTAGATTTTTAGGATCGTTGTTTCTTTCCTCTTTGGATACGGCACGACCGAGGCCATCCATATGATCAACATGCAGGTCACACTTCCATTTTATCTTGTGAGCATGCCTGGACATACCACACCAAGCGCATTTAAAACCATCTCTTTCGATTACCATCTCACGCTTACCGCCAAACCTGGTACTATTAGACCATTTCTTCTTGTACTTATTTATCTTATCTTTGTGTTTACGATAGTAACACTTGTCCCTCTTTCTTTTATTAGCTTTTCCACGAGCGGATTCATAGTAGGATTTCTTTGCAATTCTGGCCTGCTCCAGCAGCTCAGGGTCATTCTTCACCTTCTGCCAACGCCGCTTATTAACACCTGTGTATTTGTTGTAATGACTCTTACAAAAATCTCTAGCGTGTACCTTCCTATTACAATCCTGTATTATACATATTTTTACCATACAAAAAGGGTAGTATTTCTACTACCCTAATTGTATCAAATGACTGTTGGTATGTCCAACCCGTCATCTTACTGTTTACCCGTTCTGGTTGTAACCAGTTCTTAAAACAGATGTTCTTTCTGCCAGGTATCTCATTGTGGCTTCTCCGACGATCTGGCCGTTACGCCTATCTCCGTCTTTAGCTAACTCTTCCATCACTGGTTTTCTGAGATAAGCAATCTGATACTTATCCTCTTTAATACCAATGAATGCAACTGTACCTGCAGCATTGTTCACGTCTTTGTGTGCAAAGATTCTGTGAACACCTCCGTCTGATTCGTAAACCATCACTGGTCTAACGAGTCTTTTATCTTCAGCGTCAACGTATCTTGTACTACCAGCAGTGAATGTTGAAATCTTTTGTCTGAGTCCCATAGGTACGAGTACCATATCGAACACATCCTCAGACCCAACATCGGTCCAAACATCACTTACCATAGCGTTGAATTCTGTTTCACTAAGTGAAGTACCAGAATTTCTTGCTGTTGAGTGAGTGGTGATGACGGCTTGTAAGCCAGCCATCTGTCTTGCGGAACCAGACGAACCAGAAGCTAATACTCCTCTTACGAGGGAGTACTCTAGTTCATTCTTCCACTCTTTCAAAGCTTTTTGCGCTTGGTAGTCATAAGGATCTCCCATTCCACCAACGGAAACTTGACTCTCAGTACCTGAAACCCTAAAGGTTTTACTGATAATTTGAGTAATGTTTATTCTTCTTGATGGCTGTGTTAAATCACTGTATGAAGCAGCAGCACCTTCTGTAGCTGAGCTGACAGAAGTAGGACGTGCAATGTAATCTTCTAGCCACTCGTGTAGTGTTTGATTTGCATCAACCACTGACAACATAGTAGATAGAGGATTGTCATCAGGCGAGACATCAGCGATTAAGTCGACTAAGTCTTCTTTTCTTGCTGAGTCATCGTAAGTTTGTAATCCAAAGGCCATAATTTCTGTCACCTCCTTAAAGGTTTAACTAAACTGATCTAATTCTTCTAAGTCGTTCAACAATAGCTTCCTTATCACCTCTTCGAGTTCTATCGGCAAGGTCATAATCAGCTTGTACATCCAACCGCCTGTCCGATCTACCTGAAGCTTCAAGAGATGCTTGTTCCTTTGGAGTTAGCTCCGCAACAGCTTGTTGCTTAGCTTCTTCCGCCGTCTTCTTCAACTCTTTAGCTCTTAAGGATTTAGCCATATCAGCGGCTCCTTTAGCGGTTAATTCTTTTCCACCGTAATCTTTAGGATTCATCATTGAATCTGTGATTAAGGCACGAGTCATATTATAAAGTTCGGGGTCATGCCCCTTACTTTTAGGATTTAGTTCTGGGTGAGCTTCATAAGCTTCCCTTTCCTGTTGTTCCTGAACATATTTCTCAAAGCGTTTCTCCGCTTCAGTTGCACGTTTGTTAGCTTGAGATGCTACTGTACGTAGATTCTCCAGCTCGGATACGTCAACTATCCCTGTAGTAGGATCATACAAAGGTTTGACCTCATTAGACTTAGGTGAGAGTAGGTCATTAAGACCAAACTTACTTAAATCTAAATCAGATGTTGAACTTCGTTGTGAGCCAGACTTTAAAGCTTGTTCAGCTTCCATACGTCTAACTCTTTCCTGACTAAGTTGTTCTCTTAACTTGTCAAACTGCTGTGTTGTTCTTTCCTTTACGCCTTCTGGCAACACAAGATCATTATCTTGTGATACTGCTTCCTCCGTACCAACACTGTCTGGAGCTACAGTATCAACTGATTCTGTGACGGTTTCTTGTTCTGATGCTGGCATGGCATCGGCCTGGTTTGTCGTCGCAGGCACTTCATTATTTGCCATAGTGTCATCTGCCATGATAAACACCCCCTTTCGTTATGCCTGTATCGTAGGCATTACGGGCCTAAGGTCTAGCTTGTTAGCTAGTTGCTACACATCCCCACTACCCCGCAGGATGTGTAGTGATCAACCAACAAGCTCTCCACTGTCGGTGTACATCTTTCCTTTCTTAATGTACCAACCGGGAGATAGGAAATATCCTATTCCACAGTGTCTGCACTCGATTTCTTTTGCTGTCTTGTGAACAAAGAAGTGATCACATTCTTTACTCTTTTTAATTTCAATGTTATTTGTTTCAGCATGTTCCCAATACTCATCCGTACTAGACGGCAATTTATCTAACCTACTTCTCTTTCTTTCCACCCTTTTTACCTCTTAAATACTTGCAGGGCATTAGTAGCTTCCCAAGTCTTTAACTATCTCAACATCGCTATCAGCAGCTACCCATAGTGAAGCGATTACTCTTGGTAAGGAAATAACTTCTTCCCTGTTAAGTACGTAGGTCTTACCTTCATACTCAAATGACTTTCTTGAGACATCACCTGTTTGTTCTTGGTCTACACCAGAACTGATAGTGTCTCTTATCTGTACTTTCACGGTTTCAAAATCGGACATATTATCCTCCTATATTAAATTTGCTAGTTAGTTCCCCTTTTTCTTTCTTCTCTAGCATGTCTGCTGTAGCTACATATTCCGTAACCATTTTAAGTATCTCATCAGCAGCATTACTAAATCCCCATGCCGTAACATATTTGTAGAAGAAATCCTCTACACTTGTTGCACCTCTGGGATCAACCCACGAGTGCTTGATTTTGGTTTCCAGCAAGGGAAGTAATACCTCCTGCCATCCCGGGTGTTGGATTAGCTCCCGCACCTTTCTGGCCTGCTGCAGCGCTTGCTGCTCCTGCTGGGTTAATTCCTTGGACATTTAACCCTCCTTGTAATTCTGGTCGCAACTTTTCAAAATACTTTTCTGCATCTTTTAATCCCTGTTTCTCAAGGAAGTCTTCTAGTACATCCTTGATTTTTATTGAGAATCCCTCCTGCCCTAGCTGCTGCTGTGTCGTTGGGTTGGTAGCAATCTCTACTAGTTGCTTTGTAGCAAACAGTACATCTCTATCATCTGGGATACTCATACTCTCTATATCTGGTATGTAGTCGTAATTACCCGCCAGGTCGTCCTGCTCAAGTAGTAGAAATCCTACATCTCCTTGGGGAGATACTGTGAACTTTGGTAAATCCTCGCCATCAACATTAACGTTATATAAATTCTCACCATCAAACTCCTGTGGATTAATACCAAGCTCCATGCCTTCTGGTGTCTGTAACATATCTAGTGCTTCTTGTGGTATCTGTGTTCCTGATAATCCTTGCTTCTCGAAAAACTGAATGGCATCTTTACCTACAATNCTTATTACTTTAGCTTTACCTTCACCATTACCAAACATGAACTGTGAGTTCATTGTGTGCCAGAACATCATTTGTTTCTTTAATGCTTCTGCTAGGAATATCTGGTTAAAGTTATCTCTTGCATTTCGTTGTAGTGCAGTATCTTTAATCTCTGTTGCTGTTTTATCTGGACTACCGGGTACTGAGTTTGATACGCCAGCGCTGGTTTCTCCTAATGCTTCGTTAAGTGCTGATACCAAGAATCTGTATGTGGATGTAAACTCACTAACACCCGCCAACGAATGCTCATGTGGTACTACGTTATTGGGATCATCCATTATCCACTTAGCACCCATATCATATTCTAATGTGTGCATCTGAACACCTGTGCTTCTTACCTTACTTATTGGGTACAACCCCATATTAATTGCATCTATGTACTGACATACGAGTGCATTAATAGCTCTTTGTAGTCTTTCAACAGGTTCCATCTCAGATAGACCGTAGATATCATCATCCACGGGGTAATACTTAAGCATAACAACCGGGATTTGCCCATGATCGTAAGGATTATCAATATCTCTTATAACTACCCCGTGTTTAGGTGCGAAAGTTATCCATCTATCTTTCCTATACTCTGTGATAATCTCGATAGTCTTAAACACTTCATCTCTACCTCTCATGTCTGTCAATCCCTGTATTGTTAGGTTCTTAACCTGATAGTTAGATGATCTAGTATCCCCGCCTCTTGCTTGTCCCTCTTTAATCTTTCTTTTCAAGATATCTAAGTTCTTATAAACTGGCTTGCCCTTGGCTACATCGTTGACACTCTCCAACTCCTGAAGGGTTACGTAGTCTCTTAGCTGCGCCCAGTTCTTGATTGTTGAGTAAGATGGATCTACAAGTACATCTCTGTTATTCCATACCTTAAAGTTAGGACCATCGTAATAAACATCTCTTTGTTTCTTTTTCTTATCTGGTTTAGTTTCATAATGCCATTTGCATAGTGCGAAAGCCGCACCATACTTTCTAGCGTTCTGATCCATGAGTGACCATTTAGCAAGCATCGGTGTTGCATCTACTCTTTCGTTGTCATCCCATTGGAAAGAGAGAAGCTCATTGGATATTCTTGCACCTAAACTATCCCCACCCTCACGTGGTACTAATCTACCTTTTGGCTTTCTTGCAAATAACCTTGCAGTCTTCTCGAATATTGCTGTAAATATTCTAGGGTCAAATACCACTGACTGATAAGGCCAATTAGACTCATCAATATAGCTCCTAAACAATTCGTCACGCTTATTAAAATCTTCTGTTCTTTTGGTGAGGTCTTGTTCGGCTAATGAATAATGTCTGATAACCTGCGTAAATACATCTTGTTCTAACTTTGTTCCTGTAAAAGTAATTTTTGCCATAAATAAAAATGAGTATGCGGACACCCCTTTTGGGGTTTAAGCATACTCTTCAGTTTATAAACTTTATTGAGCTCTGCGTTTATTCTAAACTATTTCGTATTATCCTGCAAAACCGCAGGTATGTCTAGCAAATCCTTCTCCTCGCTGCTAATTACCTTAGCCACTCCATCGTTCATTTGTACAACTACCTTACCGTATCCCGTACCATAGTACATGTTAGCTACAACTCTTATAAACTTCATGATTACATCTGGGTTAACTCTAGTCTCAAGTAATGCAATCTTAATAGCGTATAGTTTGGGGTCTAACTCCTTAACTAACTTCATATATCTTTCTATGTTTTCTGAGGTTTCTTTATTCAAGCTCCAATCCTCCACTGTTTCTTTTTCCACTGTTGTGGTAAATCTTGGATATTAGATGGTTTTTTATAGCTTACCGCCATATAACGTAAAGCATCACACAAATGGTCATTGGCTTTCTCAGGTGCGTCGGGTTCGTTTAGATCTTGTGCTCTGGTGACTGACTTTTCTTTCCACCTGTACGCTTCAAATTCTCTAATTGTATCTTCGCAAGTATTGAATATAAATAGCGACGGATATCCTGTTCTCTTTTTATCAGTGGCAACAACGTCGACAAATCTTCCTGGGACAACTCTAAGTCTTGTAGTAATCTTGTCAATTCCAAACCTAACCCAGTTGGGTGCACTTGTTCCGACTTCTTTGTTTGCTGGAGTAATATAGAGACCACGTTCACCAAACTCTTTAATCCATTGAGCACCTGNCGGGTCACCGTAAGTTGATACNACACGGCTAGAAAAAGCGTTAGCATTGATATTACCTGCATGGTAATCAAGAGTCTCTCCTGATTGATAGTACTCTGAGATAATGAAGAAATTATCGTCGTGATCAACAGCAACCCAGACAACAGCAGTAGGATTAGTGCTACCAAAGTCGATACCTCTATAGATTTCAAACCCGTTGTCGATAGGAAACGGCTCCACCACGTGGATCTCTCTGTCGAATTCTTTGTAGACAAGCCCTGTGAACTTTCTGAAGTCTGCCATGTATTCTTGTGCAAATGTATCTTCCGTGAGTTCTTCTTTTGCTGCATCTATTTCCTCCTTTGCAATGTACGGATTGTCATAACTTGTGAACTTCCAGCTCTTATAGTGGCTATCTTTTCCCTGACCCATATTGAACAATTCGTAGAAATGATTAAAACCCTTTGGAGTAGATATAAAAATAGCAGGGCTGGCGTTATCAGTGAGAGTAGGACGTAAAACTTCAGCCCAGAGCCAAGTCCAATTTCTAATGGATGCAATTTCATCAACAACCAATCCGTCAAGTGAGACACCACGTAATGAGTCCGGGTTTTCTGCACCTTTAAGTTCAATGATTGATCCATTCTTAAGTGTAATGCTGAGTTCGACTTCATTCTTTTTTAATACCCATTTCTCTGGTATCTCTTTCTGTATATCTCGCCAATGAATACTCTTGGCTTGTTTATACGTTGGGCTAACTATGTAATACAGCCCAATGCTTTCTACCGCCCATTGTAAAACAACCATTCTCGATAGAACAGATTTGCCCCAGCGTCTGCCTGCACATATGACTCTAAATCGAGTCTTGTCCTGTGCTATCTCTAATTGTTTCTGGTGCAGTTTTACTTTCATTAGTTTCTTCTGCTATAAATTCAATCTTCATAGCTCCACCTATCTGGCCAATATTAACATTCGTACCTTCCTTATTACCACTAAACTCACTTCCGTATTTTTNCTCTAACCACCACTTCGCATCTGTTGTATTCTTCTTCTTTACTATCGAATTCATAACCACAGAACCCGCAGCTATACGATCGAAGTTCTTAGCCGTATCCATCTTGTTTCTAAAGACTTCATCACTCTTCAACCTAGCATAAAACGGCTTGCGTGATATTCCAGCATACTGACAGGCCATTGTGTCCGTCACACCAAGCTTAAACACCTCTTCCAATTTGGAAACAACCTCAGGTGTTATTACTGTCGGTCTGCCTGTCTTCTTTTTCACTAATCTGTGTTGTTGTTTCTTTGGCATTTATTTCAAATTTAAATTTACATCTTGGGCAAATTACCTCTCCTTTAGTTGTAGGATCATTATCCTCAACTTCTATTTCTTCTTCAACCATAAAGTTATCCATCATATCTTTTAAACTGATAGATCTACTACTGAAATCTGGTATCGTGTAATCTTCCAGTTCAAGTCCTGATTCGTGTGTAAGTTCTGCGAGTTCCTGTTCTAAGTTATATCCGAATTGTTCATTATCTCTTAGTGCAAAGTGAAGCATTGCACCACGTTTAGTTGTGAAGGTTCTTGGATTTCTCTCACCGTTTACATACGCCACATGTTTATTTTCTTCGTCACTTATTTCTATCACAGTTACCCAAGCGTTTTTAACTCCTAGTTCTTTCATAGCTCTAAGTCGCATATTACCGCCGAGTACTGTGCCGTCTTGCATTACCATCAATGGTTTGAATTGTCTTCCCTGTTGCAGTTCTTCTTTGAGTCTTTCGTAATCTTTAGCTTTTATTTCCCTTGGATTCTCTTCCCATAGATGTAGCTCGGACACTGGAACTATTGTTCTTTTGTTTCTTAGCTGTTCTCTTGTTAGCTCTGTGTAGCTCACTTTTTTACCCTCACGACAAACATATATTTATCCCCCGGTATTACTTCCACTATCTCTAACTTACCCTCATCTGCCAGTTCTGCCACTTTATAATCTGGTATAACGTGATTGGTCTTACATGTACCTTCACACATATCACACTTATAATCTTTTGCTTTGTACTCTAGTATGAAAATACCTTCAAGATTTCTTCTCATTTATCTTCCTCCAATGGAATACCAAGTATACTTTTTTGTTCTTTCTTTACTGTACTTACTTGTTCTTTTGGTTGATGTGTACTCATACCGAAGCCAAATGATACCTTGTCTATCTCTTTCTCAATCAGTTTTTTAACCTCTTCGAGTATTCTCCTTTCCTTCTCATAATCGTCGACAAATTCTCCATCATCCTCTTGTGCATATGCTGGTAGTTGGTCTCTTAGTCCATCAGATATCCTAGACCTCCCTTTATTCAAGGTATCTAGTCTTGTATCTATTAAGTTAATAACTGCGTAAATGTGTTTGAAATACAGGTTTATCATTTAATACTCCTTACAGCTCCACTACTAACTCCCATTCTACTATACTTGTTCCTTACACGTTCGTATAAGTCCTTAACGTGAACGTCAAGATTTTTATATTCACTTTTAAAACTTGAAGAACCTAGTAGTGCTCTGAATACATTCAAATTAATAACAACGAAAGATTTATCCACACTCTTACTGTTAGCAACAACTATATAATCCTTCTCGTCTAACAAATGTTGTGAGTGTTTGCCAATATTTTTATTAAATTCAGATGTAGATATTTCTTTTAACATAAGCTTATTTAGTAAAAACCTGAACAGGTATTCCCAGTAAAACGCCCTAACTATCGACTTAATGTACAAGTCTCATAAGGAAACCATGAATACCTGTACAAGCTTCTACTTATATAGAAGATACTATATACATGTATGGTTGGTCAAGAGGGGTGTTCCCCACAGGGCGCTGGAGTACTCCTGGAGTAACTTTGGTCAACCGTTGGTTGCCAACCTGTGTATCCATTTTGTATACAGTGCTAAGATTTATATTCTGCAAAATATCCTTGAGCTTTTTCGTACGATTGTCTTTCATATATAGCCACTAACCATTCACCCGTAGCACCCAGTTGTTTAACAAGCACCCAATCGTCAAATTTTTTCACTGCATGTCCCTTCTCGTCTTTGAAGAAATAATCCAATAGGAACCTGTGTCTGCGCTTATTAGCTTCTTGTCCCTTCTTTCCCATGATCAGCACCTCCTTTAAACGTAACTTGGCTCACTTAACTAGGATAAACTCCCTTTAACACACTGTACTAATTCAACTAACACTTAACATCGGTTAGGCAATAGATTGCTTATTAGGAAGAGAGTATTCCTTTATGTAGATGATATATGTTGGCCGTTTTCTCTCGGTATATCATGTCTGGTTGTCCGTTGGTGTTACAGGGTACATCCCACCCCAACAGGTTTAAACACTGTATGCACGTTACCAGCTTTTACTACCGCCAATACATACTTAGTGTGGTATTACGTCATCTCAATTCGGCTGAGACAATGAGTTGCCGTTTCTGCCTCGTTCTTTTTTTTGGCGGGTTTCGTTTCCCGCGGTGGGCAGACCTACCAGATAGGTCACCAATAAATTAGGTATTTATCCGACCAATAAAAAACACATCCCTTGCGAGATGTGGTGTCTTTTTTGTGTATTCTGTTGTATAATGTGTGTAGTTTATTAGCACAAATAAACTGTATTACAGAAAATACAAAGAATGAAGCAACTTCGGTTGCTTCTTCTTTTTCCCTGGTATTACAATTAAAAACAGCCCCCAGTAATTCACCGGGAGCTGGGCTACTTTACACATTTAAACCTACATTCGATTTGTAGATTTTATGCTCGAATAGTTAATGTGATTTCACCGCCTAGATTATAAGGTAATAGAACAACCCTGTCGAAGTAAAGCAATAGGATGTTTGCCCACACCTAAATGAATGTCAACACTAGACAGGGTTGTGGTAACATTATACTACAACCTAAAAGCTAAGCATGGCAGTGTTTATTCAAGGTTGACACGCAAGTATACTTTGGTATACTTCTTAAATCTCGGAGAGCTTGCTTTCTGAGATACTTGCTTGCTTTCTGAGATACTTGGATTAGCCACTCTTCCTTCGGAGTGGCTTTTCCTTTTAGTATTCCCAGTTAGGCACACTACTTGAATAATGTTTTCTTATAAGATTGTATTGTTTAGGAAAAATATAATATAGCTTTAACCCAGGGAAATTTTTTCTGAATCTGCGATCCTTTTCAATATCCCTTTCAGATAACCTTCCCTTGACTTCGACATAATGGCTGCCTTGTTTCGTAATAACTTCAAGGTCTGGGAGATACCCATTAACAGGAGGTTTATTGGTATTAGTATTTTCGCTAGGAAAAGTGAATAGTTTCTCTTCATAACGTACATCAATTATATCTCCTTTATTCTTCTTCCACAAAAGCCACCTGTATACGTTGGCTTCCATCCTTGACTTAAAAGTTATCCCTAAGTCTTTCCTCTTACCTGCAATGGGTCTAATTACCTGTATTTCTTTTGCGTCTTGTATGTATTGGGATGTGTGTCCACTCCGCGCCACAGTCCTGGCAGGTGCATTTGTAGACTTCCTCTTGAATATTCCCATTATGCTCAAACTTAACACTCTTTACATTACCTAAGTGTTTGCAAGTTTCTCCCTTATTCCTAAATTTATACAACACCCTGATCAATACCCTATACCCAGCATAACTACTAAGTACACTTAATATGTACATCTGATCAGCTGTAAATAATTCGAGCATACCATGCATACCATTATTATACACCATAAATAAGTATCGTTCAGAGAAACACTTGACAAACCTACGAACTATGTGTAATCATAGTTATAGTTAATTAAATTAAATAGGAGTATCAAATGAAGAAAATGCCCGCACCAAAACAAAAGACTCTAATGCAGCTTGCAAGAGAGTTAGAGCAAATGCTCAAAGCTCATAAGGAAGAGCTTGCAAAGTTCGAGGAATTAATTTGGAGTTTTCCCCATGCAAAGTAAATATACAGAGATGAAGACCAAGCTTGTCGAGTATGGTACAAAAGGGATGTGGCTTGGTTATTATAGTATTGCTAAAGATCTAGGGTGGTTAACTCCAGAGCAGGCCTATCAAAAATCATTACAGGCGCAGCGTGCTGAGGACAGGGCTTATTGGTCTGAACTCAAGAGACTAAGCAACCAGAGTAATAAATTTGGAAAGGTACATGCAGATGAACTCCACAACTACAACTAAGAAAAAGACTGTTAAGAAAAAGACAATATATGAGAAGTTACTACTGGCTCAAAGGGATTTTAAACCTGCTAAAAAAGGTGCAGACAATCCATTCTTTAATAGTTCTTATTCTACATTAAGTGAAGTATGGGATTCTTGTAGAGATGCGTTGCATAAACAGGGACTATTTGTAGCCAATGAGATTGAGATGGTTGAGGGTTTGGATAATCAGGTAACACTAGTGACTAAAGTCTATGATAGATCCGGTGAGTCTGTGAGCTCTCGTATACCAATAGTTACTAAAGATCCAACGGATCCACAGAAGTTAGGGAGCAGTATTACATACGCTAGAAGATACAATTTATCCGCACTTCTTAATTTGATGTCTGAGGAAGACGATGATGGAAATAGGGGCAGTAGTCCTAAAGTAACTAAAAGCCCCGCAGAATCCAACATGGGAGCTTCTAGGCCCAAATATGGAGGTAGTATGACCCAGAAACAAAAGTCATTAATTGTTAAGTTATATAAGGACAAAAGTTTAAACAAGGATGCGATGGCTAATCTGATGAAACTAAAGTTCAAAGTTGATGCATATAGTGAACTATCCAGTGAACAAGCTAGTGCTTGGATACAGACACTTATGAACATGGACGGGAAAGCAGAATGAGATTCGCTAGAGACAGAATGTTAGCGGGGCATCTTAAAGCCGTGAAACGACCTGCGTATGGATCTATTTATCTTGATGATAGCGAGAGCCCGAATATTATATGGGAGCAGTTAAAAAGTTTTGAGGAGCAAAATCCAGATGGAGTTTACTTCGACGTTATAGGTAGGGATGATCAAATAGATTTAGCCAGTGAACTAATAACTGATATCTATACAACATTGAGGAAGAAGTATACCCCTGAATCAATCTATGTAACGTTCACTCCAGACTATGTCGATAAGGAGAAGTTACAAGAACCGAAACTGTTGGATCTGGATTTCAAAGAAAACACCACATTAGAATCCATAGTAGACTTCTTTGTAAATAACTATCCGAAGCATATCTTTCAACAAAGCGGAAAGAAGGATAAGTTAAACATAGATATTAACGAAACCCGCAGCTTTGTTAGACACAGCCAACACTTCCTATTAGACGTTAAGTTAGACCAGGAATTCTATGATGGACTAGACGAAAGAGATGAATACTCATCAAGGTATAAGGAGTTAAAACTTCCTTTTAACAAAACGCTGTTGGCTTTTGAGAAACCTCTAAGTGTAATGTGGCAAAATCCAGAACAGAACCACGAGACCACGAAAACCAATTTGTTGGGGGTTGGGTTAGAGCGCTATGATATTCACGCAGAAAATGAGTACATACCACTAAAAACACCTAATGACGATGTTGATGGAAGTTTGTTTGGTGGCAATGAGGGAAAGTTTTATCTAGTTAAATACTATAGAGCAAGGTTAATATTCCTGGAACCTACTACAAAAGACGAAACAGTATTCATAGGGAATCAGTGGGTTGTTTTTGGAATGGCTTATGAAATTGATTTAGATCAAGGAGACGAGCTCAAATTTGAGGTAATGGATACTCCGCCAAAGATTTGGCAC